CTCCTGGTGGCAGATGTGGGAGCCCGGCTCGGAGGAGGCGAAGGCGATCGCGAAGCACGAGGAGGGGAAGTGGCCGGACTTCGAATACATCCTGGGCTCGCTCGACGGCGCCTACACCGAGAAGGAGCAGAACGACCCGACGGCCATGACGGTGTGGGGCGTGTTCCGGAACAAGCTCGACCATCCGAAGATCGCGCTCATCCACGCCTGGCGGAAGCGCCTGATCATCCACGGGCCGCGCATCGAGCGGCTGCCGGGCGAGCGGCCGGCCGTCTATCTGCGGCGCACGCAGCCCCACTGGGGGGTTGTGGAGTGGGTCGCGCATACCTGCCGGTTCTTTAAGGTCGACCTGCTGCTGATCGAGGCGAAGGCGACGGGCATCAGCGTGGCGCAGAGCATCCAATCGCTTTACGGGGACGAGGGCTTCTCGGTGCAGCTCGAGCAGGTCAAGGGCGACAAGATGGCGCGCGCGCAAGCGGTGACCCCGTTCTTCGCGCAGGGCATGGTCTATGCGCCCTCGGCGCCGAAGGAGGAGATGCCGGGCGACCAGCTGCTCTTCCGCGACTGGGCGCAGATGGTGATCGACGAGATGGCGGTGTTCCCCAAGGGGCGCTACGATGACCTGACCGACACCGCCTCGATGGCGCTCAAGCATCTGCGGTCGCGAGGCTTCGCCCGGCTCGAGGCCGAGGTCGAAGTGGATAAGGCGAACGCGATGCGGTACAAGCCGAGGTCGAGGCAGCTTTACCCGGGGAGCCGCGTGTGAGATTGGGTCGGACCGCACGTGGGCGTCTTGTGGCCTTCGTTGTCGGCCTGGCTATATGGGCATTTCTCTACGCGATCGAGGCGCACCGCGGCGGGAGCGTTGAAGGTGCAGCAGGGTTCGCGATCGGCTTTGGTCTTTGCTGGCTGATGGTCGTCGAATAAAGGGGCCGCGTTGTGATGCTTCAGCGCCTGCTCTGCCTCATCGGGCTTCACGACTGGCAGTGGACCGGGCTCGGACGCTCCGACCTCGGCGAGCGCTTCGTGTGCACAGGCTGCCAGAGCTGCATCTGGAGGAAGGTTGAGGAAGGGTGGCCGCGCCGGCCATCCCATTGACGAGGAGAGCCTATGAGCGACGTGAACGGCACTGACCCGGCGGTAGCAGCAGCCCTCAGCGGGCAGGTCCCCCTGAACCAGGTCAACCCGGAGCTGGTGCAGGCATTGAGCGAGGCGCTCGATCGCGCGCGCCGCGGGGACATCCAGGCGATGGCGCTCGTGGGCGTGAGAGGTTCAGACCTCGCCTCGATCGACATGATCGTGGTGAACGTCATGGCACACGCGATGATCATGATGGGCTCGTTGGAGGTCGTGAAGGCGAAGCTCGTGCAGGGGGCGCTCGCCGCCCAGCAGCAGGTCCAGCGCGGCTCCGGCAGGATCATCCGGCCAGGCCCGGTTGGGTGACCTATCTCCTGGTCGGTATCGTTTGTTTCGCGGCAGGAGCATTCTCCGTTCTTTTCGTGCTATGGCTAGGGTCGCTATGTGACGAAAGGAACGGGTGATGGCAGGTCTCGCGGACGCTCTCAGCCCTCCGGGGCTCGATGGTTTCAACGCCAGCGACGACAGCATCATCGTCGACATCGAGGGGCCGGGCGCGACCATCCAGCATGATGACGGGACGATCGAGACGCCGACCGAGAGCGGCGGGGTCGTCGTCAGCTTCAATGCGGGCGTCGACGGCCCCCCGGGGATCGCGGACAAGTTCAATTCCAACCTCGCCCCCAAGCTCGACGAGGTCCGCCTCTCGAGGATCGCCGAGGAGCTGATCGAGCAGATCGAGGCCGACATCCAATCGAGGTCGGAGTGGCTCACCCTGCGGGCCGAGGCAATCAAGCTGCTGGGCTTCAAGATCGAGGACCCCAAGGCTGACGTGGGCTCCAGCTCCTCCCCGATGGAGGGGATGTCGACGTTCTACGACACGCTCCTCGCCGAATCGTGCCTGCGGGCCCATGCGACCGCCTGCGGTGAGCTGCTGCCGGCCGAGGGCCCGGTCAAGGTCAGCAACTCGGGGACCGGCACCGAGGTCACCGAGGCGCAGGCCGAAGCGCTCGAGAAGGATCTCAATTACTGGCTGACCAGCGTGGCGAAGGAGTATTACCCAGACACCAAGCGCATGCTGTTCCTCACGGTGTTCGCCGGCTGCGGTTTCAAGAAGGGCTTGCACGACCCGATCCGGCGCAGACCGGTGATCGAGAGCGTCGACGCCAAGGACGTGATCGTATCGGCGGAGGCGACCGACGTTACCACTGCGGCGCGCGTGACCCACCGCATCAAGATGCGACCATCGGTGATGCGGCGCATGCAGGTTCTCAAGGTCTACCGGGACATCGATCTCACCCCGCCGTCACCAGCTCCGAAGGACGCCGCAACGCAGGCGACCGAGAGCATCAGCGGGGTTCGCACCGGCACCGAGCGTCCGGAGGAGACGCCCTACAATCTGTACGAGACCTACGCCGAGGTCGACATCAACGAGTTCGCCCCCACGCAGTTCAAGGGCAAGCGGCTGCCGCTGCCGTTCCGGGTGACGATCGACGTCGACAGCCGCCAGGTGCTCGACATCCGCAGGGACTGGGAGGAGAAGGACGACCGGTGCCTGCGCAAACGGACCTGGGTCAAGTATCCCTACATCGAGGCGCTCACCTTCTATTGCATCGGGCTGATGCACGTTGTCGGCAACCTCACGCTGGCGCTCTCGGCTGCCGGACGCGAGGGCATCGACGCCGGCATGATGGCGAACTTTCCCGGGCTGCTGGTCGCGAAGTGGGCCGCGCGATCGCAGGCGCAGAACACGAACATGCGGATCAACGCCGGGGAGGCTGCGATCATCGATACGGGGGACAAGTCGATCAGGGATGCCGTGATGGGCGTGCCCTACCACGACGTGACCCAGGGCCTCATGAGCATCATGCAGGCGCTCACCGAGAAGGGCAAAAGCATCGCTGGCACTGCCGATCTCCCGGTGGGTGAGGGCAAGCAGGACGCCCCCGTGGGGACCACGATCGCGCTCATCGAGCAGGCGACGAAGGTCGAGAGCAACATCCACAAGGGCCTGCACACCGCGCAGTGCGAGGAGCTGGAGGTGCTCGAGCGCCTCTTCCGCGAGGACCCGCAGAGCTTTTGGACGCAGAACCCCGAATGCACGATGGCGTGGGACGAGCAGACGTTCCTGGCCGCACTCGACAACTGCATGATCGTCCCGCGGGCCGACCCGAACACACCCTCCCACATTCACCGGCTGCTCAAGGCGATGGGCCTGAAGCAGCTGCAGGCACAGAACCCCGGGCTCTACGACCCCCGAGCCGTCGACAAGCGGATCCTGACGGGCATGGGCTGGGACGACGTCGACGACCTCTTCGTCAAGCCGCCCCCTCCGGGGACACCGCCGCCTCCTCCGGACCCGAACCAAGTCACCGCGCAGGCAAAGATGATCACTGCGCAAAGCCAGGCGCAGGGCACCCAGATCAAGGCGGCGCAGCTCGAGCAGCAGGGGCAACAGAAGGCGCAGGAGCTTGCCGCGGAGGCCGCGATCGAGCGCGAGCGCATCCAGAAGGAACTAATCATTCACGGCGACCAGCACGCTCTCGACGTTGCGAATCACGGGCTAGATGCTGTGACGGCTGGACACGACGCCGGTTTAGGTGCAGCTTCGCACGCATTGGATGCTCACCAGGCGCTCAACCCGCCAGAGCCAGCAGCAACGCCATAGGAGGACGGCCCAATGGCCCACACCTACCAGGAGCACCGAGAGCACAAGGTCGCCCATTCGCGCGTGTCGCACATTGCGAAGGGCTACGCGACCGGGGGCGGGGTCCATGGCGACGAGGCCGAGGACAAGGCGCTCATCAAGAGCACGGTAAAGAAGGGCGCGCTCAAGCGGGCGAGCGGCGGGCGCATCGAGGGCCGCGCTGCCGGCGGCCGGCTCGACCGCGGCGGCCGCAAGAAGAAGGGCTCGACCAACGTGAACGTCATTGTTGCACCGCATCCTGGAGGTGCCACCACGCCCCCGGCTCCTCCCGGTATCGGAGCGGCGGCGCCTGCGCCAATGCCGGTGCCGCCGCCTCGCCCGCCGATGCCGCCGCCCGGTGGGCCGATGGCAGGCCCGGGGATGCCGCCCGGTGGGCCTCCGCCCATGATGCCGCGGGCTCGTGGTGGTCGCGTCGGCAAGGCCGGCGGGGCCAAGGGCGGGGAGCTGGAGCACCTCAACAAGACCGACAAGGCCATCCCGAAGCGCGCCGGCGGCGGTGGCGTGAAGGACGGCCCGGCCTGGAAGGAGGGCCTGCGCAACGGCACCAAGGTCCAGGCGTCGAGCGACAAGGCCACCGAGGTCGCGCAGGGCGCCAAGATGAAGGGCGAGCGCAAGACCTACAACTACAAGACCGGCGGCAAGGTGAAGGACGTCTCGGTCAACGAGAAGCCGCCGTTCAGCAAGGCCGTCGAGGCCGGCATGGGCAGCGCCAAGGAGAACCCGTTCCCGCAGATGACGGCCGGCTCGAAGTCCGGCGTCGGCCGGCTCGAGAAGCTCGGCAAGTCCAGAGGGGCATCTGAGGCGGCGTGAGCACTGCCTTCGACACCCTCTTCGTCGCCGAGTTGCGCGCCGCGCTCGGCCGGGAGCTGAAAGCCCACGAGAACACGATCCTCGAGGGCACCGTCGACAAGTTCGAGGACTACAAGCGCCAGGTCGGCATACGCTCCGGCCTGATGCGCGCGCTTGAACTCACGTTCGAGATCGAGAAGAAGCTCACATCCCCACCTCAAGAGGTCACCGATAGGCGCCAGGGCCATGGGCTTGGCCCGCAAATAAGGAGAAACGCTCTATGACGTCCGCACTGATCTTGCCGAAGAGCCGCAAGGTAGCTGTTGTCGAGCCATCCAAGCCTGGGATGCTACGGCCAAAGCACGCGGGAGACCCCGGCAAGGAGTTGCTCCGGAAGGTCGGCGACATCAGCGACTTCGAGCTGTTCCACAACTCGGTGCTGGTGGCGATCTATCTGCGGCCGAACGTGGCAACGCTCGGCGGCAAGGACTTCCACCTGTCCGACAAAACGAGGGATGAGGACAAGTTCCAGGGCATCGTTGGGCTCGTGCTCAAGAAGGGCCCCGCCGCTTTCGTGGAGGACGCCAACCAGCGTTTCTACGGCTGCGACGTCGCGATCGGGGACTGGGTGTTCTTCCGCGCCTCCGATGGGGTGGCCATGAAGGTGAACGGCGTGCTATGCAAGCGCGTCGTCGACGTCCTGATCGAGGGGCGCATCCCTCATCCGGACTACGTCTACTGACCGCGCGCCGCGGGAGGAGAGAGCGATGGGGCAGCTTGCTCGCTGGGAATGCCACAAGGTCGTCAAGGCGGGCAAAATTCTCCGACCGCCGACCCTGCTCCAGGACGACAAAGGCCAGAGCCTGAACGTCTATGAGGTCACCGCCACGGGCGATGACGGCGCTGCGCTGAAGATCGAGTGCGCGGCCGATGTGTTCTCGCGCGGCTTTCCCGGGGTTGGCGACTATCTCGTGATCTACGGGGACGGCTATAAAAGTTGGAGCCCAAGCCGCGCCTTTGAAGAAGGGTACAAGCGGCAATGAGCGACGTCGCCAAGCTGGCCGTCGTCCCGATCGACCGCTCCGGCCGGCCGCAGCCGGACGTCATCGACATCCTCGAGCAGTTGCTCGACCGGGCCACATCCGGGGAACTCCAGTCCATCGCGTTCGCCTATGCCGCTGCGGACGGCGGGGCCGGGCACGGCTCGGTCTACGGTGAGCGCCCAGGCGACTGTCACCTCATCGCCACAGCACTGCTGTGCCTCCAGCACGATTTCGTTTGCGAAGTGGAGCTGAGCACGGTCACGCGACCGGCTTCGCCAGAGCTAGACCCCAGCGCATAGGGGCTGACAAGGAAAGGGAGCGCTTCCCGATGGCCGACGAAGACCTCATCATCACCGTGGACTCGCTGGACGAGCCCTTCGACACCACCGAGCAGCCCACCAGGCGTGAGGACGCCCCGGTCCGGCTCAAAGTCCCCGGGAGGGACGAGCAGGGCAGGAAGGTCGCGCGCACGCCGGCCGGCCCGACCGACGAAGCAGTCGAGGATTTGCGCGGGCAGCTCACGGAATCGCAGCGCCGCGAGGCCGACGCCACCCGCAGGGCGAACGAGGCGACCGTAGCCGCGCGCACCGCAGCCGACGAGGCCCGCACCATCGTGACCGACAGCCGGGTGACGGCGCTCGACAGCCGGATAGCCTCGGCAACGACCGAATCGGCAAGCCTGCGCACCGCCCTCAAGGCCGCATGGGACGCCGGCGACTTCGAGAAGGCGACCGAGCTGCAGGAGAAGATCGCGGATGTGCGCGCCACGCTCCTCGCCGACAAGCGGGACAAGGAGCGGCTCGAGCAGGAAGGCCCCGGGGTCACGCGCGCGGCTCCGCACGAGGGCGCGGTGCGCCCGCCGCAACCGCAAGCCCGCACCGCGCCGCTGACGCGCGAGGAGAGTTGGCAAAACCTCCAGGGGCGCACGACGCCGGCGACCTTTGC